TAAAAGCCATTGAGGTTGTAGTTCCTAATGTAGAACCTTTACCTATTGTCAATGAATCTGTGCTGTCATCTAGTCCTATGTGGTAGTCCTGTGCATTACCATCAAACAATATCTTCTTGTCTGCTGCACTGCCATCACCGACAGTAACGTCACCTGTGAATGTACTTGTACCTGCTACAGTAGTGTTGCCACTAAACGTACCATTAGTTGCACTCAATGCTTGATTACTTGGATGTCCTACAGTTCCTACCTGACTAGCTAAGTAATACACAAATATATTATTACCTGCGTTATTAGAAGGTGCGGCAGTAAATGTAAGTGTCGTGGCATTACTAACTGCATAAGCTACTGAAGGCTCTTGAACCACACCATCTACTGATACGAGGATGTCTTCATCTTGTACAACAGCTTGTTCTAGTGTAAAGGCAGTAGTAGAACCATCACCTGAATACACAGATGCTGCTCTATTGGATACAAACCTACTAGGTGATGTGTTTCCTATATATGGCATATTATGTTATCTCCATAATGCTTAGTGTACCTGATACTTTATCTGCTACAGAGCAGTCTATTGTTATTTGGTCAGTAGTCTCTAAGATTATCTTATTACCTGACATCAACTCTAAAGCACCACCTACAGGTATTGGAGCATCCTTTACTATGATACTTGTTCCATTTGCTGTATTGTTTGTGACTGCTCTGTTTGCTGTATCACTAACTAATCTTACAGTAGTTGTAACTTGAGCAGTGTGTATGTTAGCTAGTGTCAATCCAAGTACGACTGCTGTTACACCACTTCCTGCTGTATACATTACATAGGGTGTACCTGAAGATGCAGGTTCAGCCGCAAATGTAACTGTTTTAAATGTATTTGCCATTTCTTTTTCCTTTTATATAATTATACTCGGTAATGCTTATTTTGTCAAGTAAAATCTACACTAGCCAAGAGCAATAGCCAAGGCTGTAGCCGAATCATCTGTCACTGTTGTTAGTACACTCACATCCATTCTCTTGAGTGTTCCACCATCACTTACTAATAGTTCGTCATCACTAGCAAGACCTGAAGTTAATGCTGTCTGTCCTGATATTACGTTATCATTTAACATAGAGCCTTCTACTGCATTTGCTGCAATAGTAACAGCACCTGTGTTAGCTATTGTAACGTCACCACTTATAGCAACCTCTTGAAAGCTAGTGCCATCAGCTACTAGTATCTTAGTAGATGTGACATCAGGCATAATAAGTTGAGCACCTAATGTTAAGTTACCTGTAATAGTAGCAGTTGTTGCCATGTTAACTGCACCATCAATGTCTACAACATCAAGGTTAGCTGTGCCATCTACATCTATGTTTCCTGAGATGTCAAGTGACCCTGCTTGTAATGCACCATCTGTTACTGAAAGGTTGCCTGTAGAAGCTCCTGTGGCTGTTGTAGTACCTAATACAAATGTATCTGCACTCTCATCCCACATAAAGATAGCATTGTCACCTGTAGAACCACGTTCTATGACTATACCACTGTCGTTGGAGTTAGATGTTGCACCATTATTAAGTTCAATTAGATTGTCTGCAACTACCATGTTAGTTACACTAGCAGTTACTGTGTCACCATTAACTGTTAAGTCACCACCTACAACTACATCTCCTGTTGCTGTAAGATTTCTTATTCCTGTGTAGTCTTTATTAGCATCTAGTATAACTGCCTTAGAAGCAACAGCAGTACCTATAGCAGTGCTACCTATATCTAATGCGTTAAGTTCGCCTACTACTGCTGTAATACCATCTAACACATTTAGTTCTGTTGCTGTGGATGTCACTGCTACATCTTCATTAATTTTAGGACTTGTTAATGTTTTGTTTGTTAATGTGTCTGTTGATACAAGAGATACAAGAGTTGAGTTAGCACCTGCTGGTAATAGCATAGTGTTTGTTACACCTGCTGAGTGTGGTTGTGCAATAACTGTCTGTCCGTGTGAGTTTGATTCACAATTAAATACTATAGCACCTGAGTTAGTATTACCTCTAACAACGACTGTACCTGTTCCGTTTGGTGCAAGGTCTAGTGTAGCATTTGATGTAGTAACAATATCATTACCATTTAAATCTAAGTTGCCACCTAGTTGTGGGGTACTGTCTTCTGATACGTTTGATATAGCACTAGATGTAGCAAGTCCTGCGACAACAGCACTTCTAGTAATCTTTTTAAGTCCACCACCTGAAGTGTCTACTGCTAAGAATACATCATCATTAGCTACTGTAGATATTTCTGATAAACCTGTTACAGGTGTGGGATTAAAATTTGTACCATCAGCTATTAGTAAATGACCTGCTGTATTAGTAGCCATAGTCAAGTCATCACCTGATATAGTTAAATCACCTGTTACAGTTAAGTTCTGTGACATAGTGACGTTACCGTTAGAAGCAATAGTTATAGCATCAGTGTCTGATGTATGCCCTATTGTTGTACCATTTATAATTATGTTATCTACAGTAAGTGTACCTAGTGTTCCTACAGATGTAAGATTAGGCATTGCAGTTATTTCATCATCTAAGTAAGCAGCTAAACTTGTTACAGCTATCTGCTTCATAGTACCATCGTCATTAAGTATTAGTCTGTCTGCATCTGCTATAGTAACAGAACTAGCTGCAGTACCACCATCTATTATGTTTAGTTCTGCTGCAGTTGATGTTATAGCAGTACCATTTAAATCTAATGTATCTACATATGCAGTACCATCTACATATAAGTTTCTCCATTGCTGACTAGAAGAACCTAAGTCATAGGTATCGTCATCGTCAGGTATAATGCTAGAATCTACGTCTGCACCAAATACAACATTGTCACTAGCACTATCTCCTAGTGTAAGTGTGCCACCGTTGAATGTAGTAGTACCTGTTACAACAAGATTACCACCAACAGCTAAGTTGCCTGATACATCTACTGCACCATTTATGTCAATAGTTGTGGCAGCTATTTGTACTTCTGTGTCTGCGACAATGTCAAGTTGTCCATCGGCACTTGAATTGATGTATATAGCTGTGTCTCTGAATTGTAGCTTCTCTGTAGAAGCAATAAGTATGTCATCACTAAATTCAAAATAGTCCTCGTCTTCCATCCATTTCATTACACCATCATTTGATTCACCATCAAATGTAATAGTTATATCTGTACCTGCTGTACCTACTCCAAAAGTAAGTGCATTACTAAGTAGTTTAGTAACAGCACCACCTTCACCTGCTGTACCATCATGTGAGTGTCCTGTACTTGCAGCAAAGGCAGCTAATAACTGATTGAACTCATTATTGGTATGAGCTGCAGTTATTACGTCTCCATCTGTATACGAGGACTGTCTTGTATATGTATCACCCATTAACGTCTAGCTCCTAACTGATATTCTAACTGAAAACCTTTAAGTGAATAAGGTGCAGTTTCACCACCATCATTTACTCTTAGAGCAACAGCAAATCCTGAACCTTCTACTGCTTGTCTAACTAGTGGCTGTGTTGCACCACCATATGTAGGTACTCCATAAACTGATGTACCATATATAGCAACAACATCTTCTGAATCTAACGGATATGCTGAAGGTCTTGGCGAATCCTTGTCTTCATAATCATATCTAACAAACAAGTCAGCATCTATTGCTGCTTCAGGTTCATAGTTTACTATAACCCTTTGCATATGCTTTCTTATTCCCGGGTCATTAAATGTTAAGTCAGGACTTCTATAACGACCTAGTATTGTTGCACCATCAAAGGTATTACCTGATTCTTGTCTATATATGTACCCTGTTGAGTATGCACCATGTAAAACTATTACATTACCTTCTGATACAAAACTATCTGTACAAGCAGGTCTACATTTGATTTGGTAAAGAATATTCTGTATTGTGTCTTATCTGTTATAACTACTGAATCAAACTCTGATGCACTAGCTATGTTATCATTAAAGATAGACTGCACATTAGAGCTTATAGTACCCAATTCCACGTCACCAATTCTTGCTGTACCTGCAATGGTTCTTAAACCATCAGGACCTAAGAATATTAAGTCACCTGCAAATTCTTGGATTGTATCTCCGTTGATACATCCTATGTCTCTTGTTACGTCTGTTACTGAAAAATTAGAACTTGAACTACCTGTCAGTTTAAATATTCTAGTTTCACAAAATATAAATAAATCATCACGGAAAACTTTAATACCAGTTATCTCATCATCTACCTTGAAGCTACCTGCTCCTGAACCACTGTTAAAACCATCTTCATTAAAAGGTTCACTAAATACAACTTCCTGTTTAGTAGTTGACTTACCTGCATAGAACATATGATTTCTATGAGATACCACAAACTTAGAGCCTGACACAGAACTGTCACTTACATCTGTTGCAGCTAAACTAGAGTTAAATACTGTAGGTGCATTTGCACCATCTACTACTATTATCTTATCTGTACCGTCAAAGTTAAACCGTTCAAAGTTATACTTTAATGCACCTGTTCTACCACTATCTCTGCTAGTCCATGATGAACCACCCGGAGTTGCACTATATATACTAGTACCTCTAGCTGCTAATACTACATCACCAAAGGTTGCTACCATAAGTACCTTTTCAGAAGAACTAGATGTAAAGGGTACAACTGCTGACACATACTTTGAGAAGCCATTTATTCTTCTGTAACCACCCTCAACAGCAGGTTCAAAGTTTCTCAACTCCAATGCTTCACCCGGTTGCATCATAAAGGTAGACTTGTTTAAGACTAATCCACCTTCACAGTTAAATGCTGAAGGTACTGTTTGTGATTGGTCTGCCATTAAACTGACCTAATATCTACACTGCCTGAGTTATAAACCCCAGTTCTAGGTATAAAGGTTGAACGTAGATAAGAAAACTTGTTGACAAGCAACGTCTGCATATTCTTAATGCCTTGTTCAAATCTCTGCATATTAAGTTGATACTGTTGTGTCTCACCTCTATACTGATACACAAATGCTGTAGCACCATCTATGATTACAGGTGCAAATCTATCAGGTATGGTTGTTGTGTCTCCATGTGCAGATAAGTCATCAGGAAATGTGTAGTAGTCAAACTTTATTGCATATGATTTATTGGGGTATGGATATAATAAATAATTATTGTCAGGTGTTCTTACTACATATTCAGGAACACCACCTCTATCAAACTGTGTTACTGTGACACCACTAGCTATTGAAGCAGCCGTTGTGCT